CGGATGCTCTCCTGGATTTTGCTCAAACTGTCGATCGCTACTTCTTTCTTCTTAGCCATGGTTCCTCCTAGGTGTCTTTCGCTCTGTCGACGAACCCGAGTAGGCCGTCAACCTTTAGTGTGAATGGGTTCGTACATTTCCCCGAAAGAGGAGCAACGATGCCCGACTTGGGGACGTATGCCCAGAATTCAAACCGCTCATCTGCCGACGCAACATCCGTGAAGAGGATCGCAAAGATCTTCTCCCCTTCCAGCATTACGTAGGACATCTCTTCCGCTCCGAGGATCGTCCAGTAGGTCGCATTCGGAGGTTCGTTGTTCGTACTCGCCAGAATACAGGTGTAGCTACGTTGATCATTCTGAACAACGTCACCAACCGCGTAGGTCGTCGTGGAATTCCACCATAGCTTCACGCCCCAGAAGTTCGAAACCGTCACTTCGCCAGCATTCATGATGCTCGTCGCGAACGATCTGAACCTGTTGTTGTCTTGAAGGCTCTTGAACGTACTGACATCCTGCACCTCGGCCTCCAGGCCGATTGAGAGGGTGTCGTAGGCCCCTATCACCTGCAAGAGGCATGTTGCACGCACGTTGTCAATGTACATCGTCTGAGCCGATGTAGGAGCGATCACAAAGGTGTACGACTTCATCAATACCGGAGCCGTCAGATACAACGACCAGTAGCCCCAGTTTGTGTTGCCGTATCCCGTCTGATTCGCCACCATTGTCAGCACATCTGGAGTCCCGATCGTGGCGCCCGCTGCGTTCTTGAATGTCACTGTCAGCGTCGCTTCCTTGCCCGTTGTGAACTTCGTCCACAATGACAAAGACAGCTTCTTCTCCTCAGTCAATGCACTGTCGTAAGTGATCGTCTGCCCCATGTACGTGTCAACCGCTGCCGTTGCAGTGATCTCACATCCACCCGACAGATCGTTGTAGCCGTAATGTGCTCCCCACTCGATCGATCCTGCCCCTTCGGTAAGATCCCACCAGTCCAGAGACAGGACATTGCTGAATTGGCCACTAACACCTTCCGTGCCGGCAAGCTGATGAACTGCCTCGGCCGACGCGCCATCCAGCAATACCTTCTCGGACAGGAACAGCCCCATCAGATACCCTGCCTTTATCGTCATCGTCAATCACCTACCTCTACGGGTTGTAGCCCAAGATTTCCGTGGGGAGACCAGTTACGCGGAACGTCACGTTGACGATCTGCATTTCGTTTTCCATTCGTCCAGTCGGGCTGATCTTGGTTACAAGACAATTCCCGTTGAAGAATGGATTTGCAGTGTCAGCCGCGTCTTCAAACTCGCATTTCGTTTCCGTCTCACAGAAGAGGGCCGTAACCATCTCGCCAATCTCTACACGTGTGTAATCCCAGAATATCGGGATTGTGATGTCTTGCGGATCCACCAATCCTAGTCTGAATGATCGAAACGGCAGAGTCGCGCTACCGTGTGTCGTGACGTCGATTGTCGCTCGCGAGACGTCCATCGTAATGTCTGCATTCGTCTGAACTACGTGATCCGTGTCCCAGACGAATATCGCGTTATACCCTTGGCTTAGAGCCATATTGTCCTCCCTTTATCCTAGCAAAACAGGACTTCGTACCGTGCGAAGACTCCGTACATCAACTGCTCTGAAATCATGTCAGTGGTGCTTTGCGGAGCCAATCGCTGCATTAACCTAACCGTCCCCCAGGATTCAGAGACAACAATGTCTCGACCGTCAATTGCTTGAATTGCTGCGTCCATTATCTGCGTGGCCGTGTACTTCACTGGCGACCATCCAGTTATCTGAAACCTTGACCAATTTCCTACAGCATCCCCGTCTTCTCCATGCACATATGCCGGAGGGCGTCCCCCGAAAGGGATATCAAGAACAACGAATGATGCCGACGCATCTTGTGGCCTTGTCGTATAGATCCTCTCGTTTCCCTCAGCATCGACGCCGACAAGTGTCAACAGGTTGGCGTTCCTCTCTACTTCCGGATCCACCATCGCCGCGGTCAGTGCCACTGTAAACGGACCTAAGAATGCTGCGTTCATAGTGCCCCCATCCCTGTCAAGATCGCACCCCAATCAAGCCATATTTCATCCACAGTGATCGTCAACCACGGCCGCGGTGCCATCTTGCTTGTTCCTGTCTCCAACATCCCGGGGTAGATGTTCAATCGCCCCGGCAGATCGTCGTCGATGATTCCCGCCTGCATCACAATCTCGTTACCACGATCGAATACCGTGTAGCGGATGTGATCCTTCATGGTCTCTCCACCCTCGTTGTAATGAGGGAAGTCCCAAGGCATCGAATGCGGAGGGTATGAGAAGACGAAGTTCGCCTGCGCCATCTCCACAAAGAGTTCACCGCAAGCCTCAAGCCGCTCGCTGATGTTTGCCATTACCACATTGGTAAATGGAGTTGGATCAAACTGAACGACGCTACCGCCTACGTTGTACTTTCCTCCGCCGAAATATCCTGCGCTTGGAAGTGCCATTACGTCGTCACCTTCGTCACATTCGCTACCCGCACAATCGGGCATTGATACGTCCGCTCCATCTCTGAAACGTTCTCCGCTCCAAGGATCAAGTAGTCGTGTCCTGTGTTAGATTGCTTTGCCAAGTCTCTCGCCTGCACGGTCACGTCGATCGGGACAACTAGCAAGAACTCTTCCACCAACGGATTGGCATATCCCGTCCACTTAACCTGGACACGATCCTGCGCTGCCCGTTGCACCTTCCGGCACCATATATCCTCGTAGACAGGGGTGTCTGCGTCATACGCCGACACTTGTTCCCTGGCTGCATTCAGGGTCGTCGTCACCCGAAAGAAATCGAATTGCACATTCCCGCCAACCATTATCTAATCACCGTCATTACCCTTCCATTCCGTGCCAGCTTCGCGTATTGATCCGCAAATGCCTTCTCTTTGTCCGGGAAGACTGATCGAATCTCGCCGTCTTGGAATTGATCAACATTCTGGTACACCCTGTATTGCTGATCGACACGAAGAAGAGTGCGACTTGCGATCTCCGCACACACCTCTTTGACGTCTGCCGGCAATGGCGTTGCATCGTCGTCATATCCACCAACGTAGACGACTGTGTACAACTGAGGCGTTCTGTCCTTCAACTGGATCCTCACGACATCAGTGGGCCTTGGGAGCCTCACATAGCGGTCGTAAACCCAGTAGTCGTCGTCATCGGGGTCCAGTACCTCTTCCGTCTCATTATCGGTTACAGACGTGACAGAAATGATGGGGGGGTTGCTTGCCATCAGCATGTAGCTCCCCCCATCGTATACTTGTGTCAATGTCTGTTGGTCGAAGCCAAAAGGCCGACGACAGTAGGCGGCAATATCTGCGATTACCTGTACAAGCATCGCGGTCACGTCGTATCCGTAGCTCGTCTTCCATGTGGAAATCGGAGCTTCGGTCAACGCAATCCGCGTCTCAATCCCAATTTCACTCGCAGTAGGCCATCCCATGCCATCCTCCTAGAGAGCCGCGCCCTTGTAGATTTCCCAGTACGTCGCCGTCGATGCCCCAACTCCAGGCTCAGACAGGAACGAGTCCGCCGTGACCTCTGCTTCAGCCAATGCGCGGCCGAACGCCAAGATGCACTTGAAGTAGTAGCCGTCGTTCTGGACAACATCATCAACCGCGTAAATCTCGCCTTCGCGCCACTTCAACAGAGGCGGCTGGTCGACACCACGGAAGCCGATGAAGTTCACACCGTAACCAGTCAGCGTGTCGCCGTTGGTGTTGTAGTGCTGAACACGAACATACCCACCTTCGAACAGCTCGTCGCATGAGAAGGCAATGATGTTGTCCTCTCCTAGACCAGCCGCGTCAGTGATCGTGATATCGGCAGACGAGTAACCAATTGGCGTCAAGTCCGTCCAACTTGAGTTGTCTGGAGAGTGCTGGAACGTCAAGTAGATGGTTCCACTTGCTTCAATGTTCCCAATCTCCACCAAGAAGGCGCCGCCACGGCATCCCCACACCAGTTTCGCAGTCGTCGCGGATTCCGATGCGGCTCCCGCACGGACGGCCGTTGCCAAGATTGGCGTAATGTAGAACTTGCTATTGAAATCTCGTGTAAAGTCCACACCCATTTTGCTCACCTATCCTTTTCCTTACGCAGCCTTGATGCCCGTGAGGAACTGTAGTTGCTTCTCTTGCTGGACGCCGAAGTCGATCTCTCTGGATGCCAACACACCAACCTGGAACTGCCGTGCGAAGAGCTCCTTGAGAATCGTGATCTCGGTTTGTCCGCCATCTGCCAACATGATCTGATTCTTGTCCCCAACCAGCATCAGGCGCGAGTCGGAACCCGTACCAAGATCTGTGCGGATCTGGGACGATGTGTACACCGGCAAGCCCAGGAGTCTGTTCGGGGGCATCTCGGTGAGGTCGACGATGTAGTCATACTGCGCGATTCCCGTCTTCGACTTCTTGAAAACGTTCAGGTATGTCTCGGACATAACCCACGCACTGCGGGTCACATCGACGATACCGTCACGCGCCCTAATGGCACTCTGAAGATCAAGAAGATTGTTGAAGGTCGGAATCGCGGATCCAAGGTCGGTTGTGTACGGAACCATCGACGGCAGATTGAACAAGCCTAGGGGCTGCTTGCTGCCATTTCCGCGCAATCCAACCTTCGTCTGCTCGACGGCCATCGACTGAACAATCTGCCTTCGTACCATAGCCTCGACGTTCATCCGAGCATATTTAAGCAGGTTCAATCGAATCTGGACGAGACACGACATCTGATGGAGGGTCAGCGTAACTTCGCTGTACTCCATGTCTGTGGTTCCGATATCGCTTTTCGGGGTGTCCCCAGTCCACGTGATGTTCGGGTCGTCCCCTTCCTTCGGCCAAGATTGATACTTTGGAGAATTAGGCATGTAGTTGACGCCCATATTCATCCAGATTTCTTGGCCACGGAGATTCTGGATCATCTCGGTGTTGACCTGTTCAGGAATGAAGAATCCGCCAGCAACTTCAGACCCCAAGTTCAGGTCTTTCAATTGCTGCATCCGTTCCTCAATTTCCTTTCTGATCTCCTCGCTGGGTTCTTTTCCAAATGACTTCTGCGACTTCAGGACTTCCATCTCCAGCCCAGAATCGAGGAAGTGGGCATAGTCTTTGCCCTGCGTCAAGATGCCGACTGCATTAACGATCATGAAATCGCTTACCTTGCGTTTCGTCGATTCGTGGATGATTGCCGGCGCCTTCATCTGTGGCCCGATGCCATCCAACTGCGTCTCCGCAGGAGAACGTACGGCTGTTGCCGTATCTACCGCACCGGCAACCGAAGGCTTCTTCACTTCTATCGTGTATTGATTGTCGTCCAGAAACTTCTGCACATCGGCAGGAATCTCCGGCTTTGTTCCCTTGCCTTCCCCAGCAAGTAGGAGCTTAGCTCCCTGTAGGATCATATTCCTCTCTTCTGGGGTCATTTGGCTCAGATCTAGTGCCATGTTTCTCACCTCTTATCCGAATTTCTCCACGACCCCAGCACTGAGCATAAGCAGCTCATTCTGCAGATCTTGGATTCTTCCTTCTGCCGTCGCCAACGCAAGATCCTTCTCTGCGATGACTTCCCTGTATCCGTCGACTAGCTCTCCTGTCATTTCAAAGGCTTGGTCGACCGGAAGAACCCCCGCCGCCGCTGCCAATCGAATATCCTCAAAGGTGTTCAGTTTATGCCCTGTATCAGCACATGTATCCTCGACCTTTGCGGAGCATGTCATCTCCACCGCCGCTGTACCGCCACTCTTTAACGCATCAGAAACGCCAGCACGGATCGCCTCTCGTAGTTCCTTCTCTCCTGTGAGATTGAAGCTAACCGGCACCGTCAGTGGCGCTCCCTTGTGTTCGAACTCTTCAAACATCTGCTTCAAGATGGGCGATGGGCCTGCGTACACTTGCTCTGCGTAGGCACGGAACATGGCTTTCAGCCCGTCCGTCCTCATCGCCTCACGATTCGAGGGCAACGACACAGGACTGTGTTCAAGCAGTTCCCACTCCTTGATGTCCCATCCGCCCCAGAAGTTGTCGGCCTCTAGTGGCTCCCAATCCTCGATCAGGAAGCCAACAGAGGTGCAATTCATGATGTGGCCTTCCCACATCCTGTAATACTTCTCCCCTTCGGTGTATTCATTCTCGACCGTCCACTGCCACCGCGCCCACGTCAGATCTTTGTATTGCTTGATCAATTCGGTAAAGCCAACCGCGATGTCATGCGAGTGCAGACCGAACACGGTCGAATTCCTTTCATAGTTCTCGGTGATGATCAGACCACCTTGGCGCATGATGTCACCATCACGATCTGGCGAGGAAGACGAGATCACCGACTCCGCTTTCGGGCGCGTATCAAGAAGGACTCCACCTTGGGCTCCAACATTAAACACCCTCTCCGGTTCTCCAACCGATGCAGGTAAGGAACGTTCGTGCAACGCATACTTGAACATCGCTGTAACGTTCCCTTCTTTCAACAGATCCCTAATCGCGCCACGATCGAGAACAACGTGTCCGCTCTCCCCTTTCACCGCAATCTCGGTTACTGTCAACGCCTTCCTATCCATTGCTACGCCCCCCCTTCGGGTTAGCTTTCCCCCTACTATCCTTTCGAACAATACGCCGGCCTTTGGACACAGTTTTCGTGTTGCATTTTGGACATCTGTCCGCTGTATTTGTTTGAACCGTCCCGCAGGCCGGACATATTCGTTTCATCTTGTTCTCCTATTCGTTCAATTCTTCCATGATCGGCATGAGGCCAGCCAAGGCATCCCACGGAAGGACTGTCTCATCCTTCGTGTTCGGATCCTGAAATGCTGAGAGAGCCAACGGCTTCCGGAGCTTCAGTTCAATTGGTTCCTCGCCAAGCTCGGATACTTGCTTGATGAATGCTTCTCTGGACTCGTCATCCTTGAAGACCAGCTGAGTCATCCCAGGAGCGCCCTCTATAGGCTCACTCTTCGGATTCCCTCGCTCATCAAGTTCGCAATACCTCAGTGCCAGTTTCGTTCGCTCGCCCTGGAATGCTTCCAACTCCGCGCTGATCTCAAGCACCGTTCGTGCCAGCAAATACGAGGTCTTAACCGGAAGCTTGATCCCCGTGAACTTGCTAACCGCTGCCTGGATCCTCTGTGCTTCGTTCAACGTCACTTTCATTGTCATGCTGTGCTCCTTTGTTGCTCTCTTTTTGTACGGCCCTGTGCCGCGTTAGTGGGAGGGGCCG